GTCTCGCGGATCTCCTCTGGCAGGCTCTCCTCCAACTCTGCCGTAATCTCTGGAACCCCGTCTGGATACGACATCTCCAGATAATTCTGCTTCGTCAATGGGAGGTTCAGGACTTTTAAGGCTTCCAGAATCGGATCCTTCCCAGCTTGGAGGACGAAATCTTCCTTGGTCACCTGCTTCATTCATAATCTCCTGTCTGACCTGATCTATATCCATCAGGCCTTGTCTGTAATTATCCCATAGGTCATTTATCTTCTGCACATTCGCTGCATTAGATTTGAAAGATGGCAGGAACAGACCACGGACCGCTTCCCATGTAATCGACTGCATCTCTCTGGGGAGCGTCCCCCTTCTCTCTGCCGCTCTTCTGTGGGCCTCGGCATATATTGCGTATGTACCCATAACGCCTGACGGCCCTGAGTTCGATGTAGCCCCAAACCAATCAGACAGCTTTTCCTGCTGGGCAGGTGGCGGTGCCGTGCCAAAGTTGTGATGAACTTCTGTTGATGCGCCGCTGAGTGGTTTCAGATGAGCCGCTGCAACAGCGTGAGTGTCTATCGTGACATCGCCGTCCATAGAATTAGGCGCAATGATGTTGTTATAAAAGTTCCGAACCTTGTGCCTTGCTCCCATTTCAAGGGTCACGGACTCCGGGTCATCAAAGGCTTTAACAGCCTTTGTTATCTCTTTGTTTGAACCCCAGCCAACCTTTGACCTTTGACCATTTTTTGTTCTTGAGTACCCAAGATCTTCGCCGTCTGGAGAGACGATCTGATATCCACGATCATTGTAAGTTTCATCATATATGCGGATGAACATCGCCTCTAGAAGTGGTGCATCTGCGTATTCAGACAGAGGCATATTTCTGCCCTGTCTGAATATGACATTCAGCATGGGCTGATATTGTTCTTTTCCGTATATCCTTTGAGCGGTCCTCTCCATAGCCTTTGTTGGCTTGAAGTCCATCTTCGTTGCCTTGATGTCGATAACTCTTTCCGCTAGGGACACGTTCTTGTACCAGTCCATTTGAGGACTGAGAGCCGCCATAACACCAGCGACAGAGCTAACCGAGACGCCATACTTCTGAGCTATCTCGTTGGCAATTCTGTTGGCCCCCATGTACCAGAGTTTGGATCTCTCTCTGGTCTGCGGGTCCACGCTGTCGTAGACAAACACCAAATTGTCGGCAAGCCTGTCGGCAAAGACTTCGATGATTTGATCATCGGTCAGGGTCTCGGCTTCTTCTTCGGTGATGATGTTGTAGTTTCTGATTAACTCTGCTGCTCTTGCCTTTTGCCTTTCATTGGCAAGCAGGTCATCAAGTTGCAGTGTCAGATATTCTTCTACGCCGTCTTGTGTAGCGGACGCACCTTTAGGCAAACGCTGACTGATCCTGTCGGCGTCCCTGCTGTCCACATTCGGGACAGATATCGATGATATTCTTCGGGAAAGTTTGGGAGCCGGAGTTTCGTCAGGCTCCCTATCTATACGGACTCTGTCTACGTCCGCGTCTGTGTATACTTCTCTTCGTTCTTTATCTTGAACCCTGAGTTTTTCAAAGCCCTCAACAAGTTTTGCGTGATTTGATCTCGCGACATCTGCGAGTTCGTCTCTATAAACTCCGTCGGACTTGAGTCCTTCAATGCCTGTTGCTGTTTCGATGATTGCATTGTCAAAATCTCCGTTATTTATCGCTCCCAAGTCGGCAATCGCATCTTGATCGCCAGCACTAGCAACATAAAGGGCTTCTGCCCTGTCGTCAAGGATGACGCTGGCGTCGAGGACATAGAGACCCTCTTCTGTGTTAAACCATCCCCCTGCGTAGGTTCTGATGTCTATGCCAATGCCCTTATAAGACTGCTGTAGCCTAAGTATGTTTTCGACCTGATCTAGAACGTCATCAATATCAAATTCTTTGGCTGGACTCTTAGTCTCTGTCTGCTTCAGAGGGGCTACCGCATATCCCACTTTAGGCGTAGGAGTTCCATCGATGGTCACGGTGAAGCCATCTGGATTGCTGATTATGAAATCTTTTAAGTTGCCCAAGTAATCTTGAGAACGACTATAGTCAGAGCGTCTGGACTGTTTTACATTCCCGGCCTGACCATGTCTGATAGATGTCGGCAGATCATCGCCAAGTATCTCAGCCACCTCCGACAATGTCGGGGCGTCATTGATACCATTCTCTCTGTTGATTCTGTTTACTTCGTCCCTTGATAGCCTTCTGGTCACCAGCATGTTGCCAGAGATAACCCAACTCTCTTCTTTGCTGGCGGCACCCTGACGATATGTGTAATGCCCCGCAAAAGGTATGCGGTCATTGATGTCAGCCTCGTTGTTCTTTATCTGACCTGCGCGACCAAGCCTTCTGTTTTCGGCGTTGTTTGGATAGGTGCCTGCCTGACTTTCCGCAATCTCCTGCCAATTAGTACCGTGAGAGTTATCGGGGACAAGCACCTCCACCCAAGCCTGATCATCTTCTCTAATCTTGAGTACGTTTCCGCCACCTCTTCCGGTCTTGATCGACCTTCCATACCCAGCCTCAGTCAACGACTTCACCTGACTGGGCGTAATTCTTATTTCCTTTCCTATGTGATTAGCAACAGGGAGACTGCCAGCATGGAAACCGGGACGAGCCGCCACAGCCTTGAACGTCTCAGCATTTGGTGTTTTTATAAAGCCATCGCGTAAAAGTTGTTGCCTAGCTGCCTCATTGGGTATTTTTATATCAGTCCCGGTCCCCTTCTTTTGCTCACCATCTATATTTACAGCGCCCTTAGACGGCACATAAAGTCTGCCGTTATACTCATAGGTCAACGGCATCACTGCCTCTACCCACTCGTTCATCGGTATTTCTGTCTTGGCGTCTACAAAAAGCGGGAATAATTTGTCCCCTTCTCCACGGGTCACAACCTTGTAGGCAACGATAGATCTATCTGGAGAGAATGTTCTTACAGATCTCTTGAAGCCATCATTGTTGTAGTTGCTGTATGGCTTTCTTGATCTCTCTCTTCTTCCGACCTTGCCTGAAGTGATGCCCTCAAATACGGCGTCTGCGTCCTTGAACCCAGCATCGTTGTAAGCGCCAAAGATGCGCTTGATGAACTGAACCATCCTGCCAAACAGGGTCTTGGGACGACCGGCCATCTTCAGCCTGCCATCAGCGTAAGCCCTGAACATTTCGGCAACAGCCTCTTCCTGCTGACCTTCTGGGTCCAGATCGGGATACATATGTTCGGCACGGTCCAAGAACGTGTATTCTCTCTGCTCTTTCCTGCCCCCTGTACGTTTGACGTACTTGCGAGACTCGGCAGCCTTCACCAGAGACTTGTATTCAGCATCTGTGAACAGGCCCAGAGCCTTCATGGAGTGAATGATCTCGTGGTTCAGGACACCAGCAAGACGCTGCTCAAGCACAGCATCAGGAAGATTAGGATCATATATCTCCATAGCCAGCGTGATGATACGCTTACCATGAACACCAGCCTCTTCTTGACCCTCTACGATGAAAGCCTGATCTGTTTCTGTAGCCTCACCAAAATCTAAAACATTTGAGGTTGTGAGAGACACATCACTCAGGCCCAGACCAGCAAGATATCTGCGTAGCTTGTTGGCTATCGTGTTGAGATTTCTCTTATGCTCATCAGTAGGCATCGCCTGATCAGCCTCTGATACGGCTGACCTAGCTGCGTTGGCCCTGACCTGAACGCTTGGCTTTGACTTAGGCCCAACAGCAGCCTGCGCGCTCTTCACGGCATTTTCTTGTGAACGCTCCATAGCCCCAAGCTCTTCAACAAGTCTTTCTTGTGCATCAAGATCGAATTGTTCTTTAGGCGTAGAGACGGGCTTTCTCTTCATGTCAGCAAGAATTGCTTCTCGCGATGCCTTGACCTCTCTGATTTGAGCTAGTTCTTTCTGAATGGCCGCAAGTCTCTGCTCTGCCGGTGTTGGGGCGGCCTCTTCAAGTGTTTTGTCAGGCTGTACAGGGACATATATGAGATTATCAGACTTGTCTCTTCCAATAGGCTCTATGACGCCTTCTCTAGCCATCTTATCTATAACGGCTTGAGCTTCTTCAGACTTTATCTTGAGTTCCCTATGCAGCTTATCCTTGCTGACGGTGCCGTCTTTGTTTGTCGCACGACCAGTCTCGACGGCCACTCTGGCCGCCTCTAAGTTATCGATAACTTTTTGGTCTGCTTTCTTCTTGGCAGCCTGTTCGTCTCGCTGCTCTGGAGAAACATAAGGAGGATTAAGTCCCGGCCTTTGCTTATGCTGGATCGTCTCAATTATTTCTCTTTTGCGCTCAAGATCAGGGAGGGCCGCCTCTAACTCAGCAATGGTTGTTGGCGCACTAGGATCTATATCCGATTTAGATCTGATCCTGCTGTTGCTGATTACAAAAGCAACATCTTGAGGAAGATCGGACAACTCTATGGGCATCTCTCCAGCAGCAAGAAGTTGCCGTTGTAAATCTGTTTGAGCTAACCTCTCCTCATCAGCATTGCGAACCTGATCCTGATCTGCGAGATCTTTTGCAAGCTGTGCGCTTTGCACCCTCGTCTGATTGATCTCAGCCTCTTCTTCAGGCTTTGTCTTCGGACCTGTAAGCTGTAGACGAGGTGCCTCAAGCAGTGGCGTCTCTACACCCTCTGGGCCAGCGGTAGAAGCCTTAGCCCTGTCAACCTGATCAAGGATCTCCTGACCCTCTTCCCTTTGATCAGACAGTAACTGGTCTCTAGATTTGAGAACCTTCTTTACGCGGCGGCCAGCAACAGTCTCAAGCAGGAAGTTGAATGTGGCACCAGCGCCACCACCGTAGATGGCATCATCTTGATACGCGCTTGCAGACAGTTCTAGATCGGGATTATAGAGATTCTTCTCTACTAGATCTTGAAGGACAGCAGCCACAACTTCTTGGCCACCCTCTTGAAGCCCAGCGACCCCAGCACTCTTGAGGCGCTTACCAATAGTTTTAACAGCTTCTTCTTTGACATCCTTTGGCACCTTCTTGAGGATATTCGCAACAGCACCGAATACCTTGCCAACAGGGAGGGCTTCTGTAGCCCCGATGCCACCACCCATGAGAATGGCAAGCTCTTTGTTGTCAACTTCACCGCCCTCTTCAAGGACTCTAGCGATCCTATCGACCTGATTCTGCGCCCCAAGTGCCACACCCATCGTGCCAGCAGACACTGTGCCTGTGGTACGCATGGCCTTTGCGCTGCCGCCCAAAAGGCTTGCGGTCTTAGCCCCACCAGCAAACGGCACCAAGAATGATCCAAGAGAGCCTAGAGCCTGACCAGACTTGCCAGCAACATTGTCTTCTGGGGTTCCAAATATGTAGTCGATGCCTGATCTAGCAGCATCTGTGATGCCCTGACCAAAGGCCTCTATCTCTTCTTCGCCCTGATCACCCGGCACATAGGACAGGCCAGCAGCAAGCAGTGAAGCTAGACCACCGGGTATGTCAGCAAAACCTCTGCCAAAGCCACTAGCAAAGCCTTGCCCAAAGTCTATGAGATTGCCTGAGCCTGACTCAGAATCCACAAGTGGGGCTGGAGTTGTAGATATACCTTCAGCCTGATCAATGTATGCATTGATCTCAGCTTGTTCTGCCGGTGTTGGATTATTGCCAGCTATAGATACGGAGTAGGTTTTACCGGACCTTTTGCTAGTAGCGTATATGACGCCCATGCCAATACTCCGTTAGCTGGCCGGAGGTGCTGAAGCAGATCTAGATCCAGTAGCAAATCCCGGCAACCCTTGATCTTCTAAAAATCTAGCTAACACCAATCTTTCATTCAGAAGTTTAGCCTTCCTCTCGGGATCAAGGGCTATGGTTGCGTCCGAGCCATCCAACGCCCTGTCAATAGCATTTAATCTAGTTACAGCGTTGCTGGCATCAAAAGCATCTTTGTCAGAACCCTTAGCCAACTTCGACCTAGCATTGATGAGATCAACAACTCCTTCGTTGTAGCGGTCCTGAGCCTCACGATATGCAGACAATCCACTGACGCCAGCCTCACCTACAGCACCAAGAAGAGTTGGGTTTGTCGATGACATCAGGGCAAGGCCAGCTTGAGCCAGCGCCAGATACTTATCTGTGTCCCTATCTTTCTCCAGCCTTTTCTGTAGATCAAGAATTTCTTGCTGAAGGGACGAGGACGCCTCAGCAGAGCCAGACCTATCAGAGAAAGTGACATTCGGCTCACCCTCGCCCTCGCCCTCGCCTCTTTCGATAGCAGCGGGATCTCCGTCTGTTTGGTTCTCCTCGCCAGAATCTGAACCGCTGCCATCAGTTTCTGGCAACGCCGCTCCTGCTGCCTCCACTTCTGCCTGCTGAACTTCTGCTGACTTTGGCAGTACAGGCACGTTGTTATCATCTAACAGGCCCGGAGGAACAAATGGGTACATCGATGTGAAGTCACTGTCCCCTTCATCAATGCTGCCAACGGTGCCTCCTATTCCCTCGGCGGCAACTCCCAAGTCTTCTGCCTGCTTGTTTGACATAACTGTACCAGCAGGGATCGTTTCGCCCTCATCAATTACCGTATTATTGGGCAGGACTACTTCATCCTGAGCCTCAAAATTTTCAAGAGTTGCAACTGCAAGAGAGCTAGGATTAATGATGGCGTTAATCGCAGCTTTCAGATCTGGATCAGCATCAATCTCCTGCTTGTATTGTCCATAGAAGTTTGTGGCAGCTATAGGATTCGTAAGACTCCTAATCATGTCAAGCATACCAGACTTTCTTTCAGCAAGACCGGCAAGTGGAGGAGTGATGCCCTTTTGGCTTGGGTAGCCAGAAAATGCCGCTGCTTCAGGCACATTCTCTGTCGGAGTTGCGCCCCTGCCGGGGGAGCGTCTTTCATATAAAGACGCTGGCTCAGACGGCACCTCTGATGCTTGTGCTGTGCTTATGGGGTTAATTGCTGATACGATTTTTGATATGATTCCCGGCTCATCAGAACCACCAAGGATACGGGCCACCTCTTCTGGATCATCTGTGCCAGCGGCCTCAATGGCGCGAGATATCTGACCTTGTGAATATCTGTCACCAAAATCACGCCCCTGCTCAAAGCCCACGATAGCGGGTATCAACTCATCTCTGCGCGACTTCAGGTCAAACTCTTCATCAGGGTCCATGCCAAGCTGCTCACCAAGATACGAGACATAGTTGTCGAAACTAGCCTCGTTATCAGACCTTGGAGCGTATCTTGATGTCAGGCCACGCAAGGTGTTGATGCCATACTCATCGCTGTATGTGCCAAGAAGTCTAGCAAGAGCGCGTAAGCCCTCTTCTTCTGAGCCAAACTGGGCGTAACCGCTACCCTGCCCTGTCTCACCTATGAAGCCAGCACCGGGGCGTATGTTGCCGGGATTGTTCTGACGTAAGCCAAGTGGAAGCCCATTGGCAGCCCTTACAACACCACCCTCATCATACTTTTGAACTGGGGATGGCATAACCTGAGTCTCTGTGACAGGATTCGATTGAGCGCGTAGAGTGGCCATCCGGTTCATGCCCAGCATCGCTCCACCCTTGCCGCCTGTCTTTGTGGCCCCAAATGGGCTGAGAGAGGCCAGACCAGCAGAGGGCGTCATGGGCCTAATATTGGTTGGCATGGGCCTCATGCTAGGACCAAATGAAGCAGAATCAACACCGAACTCTGTCTGAGCCATCTGTTCTACTTCGTCTAGAAATGGATCTATTTGTTCGTTTTGCACCTTCTCAGCAAGGCCTCTTTGTATCTCTGCGCCAAACTGCATAAGGCCGCCAGACCTCATGTTTTGTTGAGCGTCTACGCTTCTTGGTGCCATGGCCTCTGCCATTCCCGCAATTCCACTCTGAGGAACGCCAGCAGAAGCGACGGCCTCTTGTGCCACCGTAGGCTGCTGTGCGGCCTCACGCTTTGCAAAGTCATCGCGAACACGCTTGCGGCGCTTGATCTCACTAAGGACAAGAAACTGAGGCGCAGACCCTGTTGGAGACTGCATTTCGGAGACAAGCTGCTGCTCTGAGAAGTTCTTTAGCTGGTCTTGTATATCGATGATGTTCAATAGCCCAACCCCTTATACAAACCCAACGCAGATATGCCTGTCCCAAGAAGTTGCTGTAATGGATTTACGTTTTGGAACTTTTGCTGTTCTGTTGACGGCGTGACCGGAACCCCTCTCAGGATAGACGAGAGGAACTGCAACTGCTCTTTGTCGAAATCTCTTTGACGAACAAAGTCTTCATAAGCGACATCGAGTCCAGCCTGATCCTTCGCCTCTATATCCTTGCCTATAGTCTCCAAGAGCTTGGCGCTTTCTATGTCCCCAGCCCTCCCTTGACCGCCCAAGCCAGCCAAAAGTTCTGCCGCGCCCAGACCTATCCTCTCTGCGTCTGCTCGTGCTGATCTGTCTCGCTCAAACTGTTGCTGTGCCTGTTCAAATGCCTGCTGCTGCCCCGATGCCTGTATTTCTGCAAGCTGCCTACTAAGCGCTTCACCGGCAAGGCCCTCTTGAACTGCGGCTCTACTGCCGCCAAACGCTCCAGCTTGCACGGCTTGCGCGGCCCTATCTGCCCCCGCCCTTTGCGCATCCAGAATTGCTCTTTCTTTTTGGACATCTACCACCTTTTGCATATATGGAGACATATACTGATCGGCAGTGGCGGCATCAAACTGACCGGCCTTGAATCCAGAGCCTAATTCAGCCCTGCCCATAGCCTCGGCAAGCCCCTCAATTCCAGATCCAGCAATTTGCCTTGCTTTATCTCTGCTTGCGGTGACATCTGCGGCGTCTTCAGCTATACGCTGACCTTCATAGGGCTGATATTCCTGATTTGAAACGCCCTCAGTTCTGCCAAGCAATCTCTCAAAATAGGGACGAACATATTTGGGGAGATTTGTTTGAGTGACAGTCTGCTCTGCCGGAACTGATGATCTACCCTTACCCATTATTCAACTCCATCCTGTAAGCTATGTATTCGGGCTTCCATCCATACTTCTGTAGGATTCTGCCCCACGCTTTTCTCCCATAGCCTTCTATGTGCTTGCATTCACAATCTGTGGCGTATTTCTGTAAAGTATTTAGAACCAAAGGCAGCCACTTGCTCATGCGCTTCCCGCCAACCCAATCTAAAGCCATCGCTCTTCTGCCGGGATATTCTATGACTCTGCTGGTCAAAGCTGCCAAAACCTCGCTCCCATCCATTACCAGCCAAAGCACTAACTGTCCCGCCTTCAACTCTTGTCTTAAATCTTCAACCTCAAACTTGCCAGCCGATGTTTCTACCGACTTATGAAGAACCTTTTTTGCATCTTCCCAGACAATGTCCACTCCCTCAATAGGGACCGCTGTAATCATCATGCTGGAAGCATCATACCCTGCGGCACTTGATCAGGCTGCTCTGTCATGCCTGTGCGCATCTCTCTGACCCTGTCCATCATGTCATATAGAGATTCTGCTCCAGCATCAGTTGACCCGTTGCCAAGGCCACTTACGACATCAGCCGGAACGATAAACTCTCCGTCAGACAGAACAACATCTTGCTCTCCCTCAAGCGTGGCCGGGATCATATCATCCATGCCATCGCCAACGCCCTCAACCATGCCCTCTGTAACCTGAGCGTTCTCTTCAAACTCGCCACTGCGGACACGAGAGATCAAATCTCTAAGAGCATCATCGCCATATGTAGCAACAAATAGTCCCAATGCCCTTTCAGGGTCGGGGTGCGTGCCTTGAATGGCATCCACAGCATTGCTGATGATTTCTTTGTCGTTTGGCCTTTGCACCTCGCCGCCCTCTGCGAAATACCTGAACTCGGGATCAAAGCCGGGCCTGTATCCAACAGGGGGCTTTTTCACATCTCTCTTTTCGCCCAGATTTTCTGGCATATCTGGATACTCTTCCTTTTTCATCTCTGGATATTTGGGCGCTGACAGCGCCCCAATAGCTGCGGCAGAGCCTGCATAAGGCAAGGCCTCTTTGAACCCCATGCCCAGTGTTGGATCAGAGAATATGCTAGATTTAGCTGCTTCGCTTGCAACAGACGCGCCTGTATTTCCAGCCAACATTCCGGGGTCTAGAGCAGAACCAGAGGCGATGCCCTTTCCAGCCCCCACCGCGAGATCACTAGCAGATGGAGAAACAGCAGCGCCCTGACCGCCAGCAGCCCCGCCAGCACCGCCAAACATGCCGCCAAGCGCCTTGCCACCAAAGTAAGACATCATGCCTGTACCTATGGCCTGACCCAGATCATCGCCCTGAGCGAGGGAGCCAAGACCAGACCCCACAGCGCCACCAAGAAGTGCGCCATAGCCCAGACTCGCGCCTAACGCCGATCCGCCCAATCCCAATAATAGTGGTAAAGCCATGCCAGTCTCCTACTCCGATAGCGCCCGCATTCTGCCTACTAATCTTCTAGCACGATTTGGGACTTGAGTGTACCACCTCGAATCGACCATAGCGTCGGCGGCGGCATTCCATGACCTTGCGTCTACAGCCGCCTTCATATCCTTGAATTTGGAGAGACGAGGCCTTCCCATATTAAACATCATGTTGCAGATGATATGCTGACAGTCCTCGGGTAAATCATCGAAGTCTGGATACAGAACTTTACACTCATCCACAGTCACAGCCATATCAAGGTTGAACACCCTCTGAACTCTCTCTTGCTCAATAACTGTGCCAACAGGTTGACCGTACTCCTCATCATCCTTGGTAATTAAGTGGCCAATTCCGAAAGTGGGTAGGTGAAGATGATCTAAGTAAATTTCATATTTGCAGCCTTCGTCTTCTGCAATTTCTGTCCTCAACTTGTCTATGTTCACTCGCCCCTCCCCATCTTCCTAAGGTTTTCAAGAAAACTTCCTTTGAGTTTGCTTGCTTCGTACTCTGCTCTGCCTTGAGCCGCTGTAGGGATGCCGTCGGGAAGCATCCTAGCCTCAATCATCTTTCTCTTTTCTTCAGGAAGCATCTTAATCAAAAGCCCAATGCCGCCGGGAATCATTTCTGCAAGGCCCCTGCCTTTGCTTTTGGGAACAGGAACATCGACCACATCACCCAGATATGTTTCTTTGGGGCTTCCAAATGAATCAAGGCCATATCTGACCTCACCTGTCTCTGGGTTGCCAAACACCTCATCGCCAAAGATGTTGGTCTTCGCAAATGGATTAAGATACCTGTCATACGACAAATCCATGAGTCCCCGTCTGGTCTTTTCATCCATAAGGCCAGAATAATCAATCTTAGACGGATCGAACCCCGCAGCCCTTGTGTAAAGGCCTTGAATACCATAAGGATTAGTGAGAGTTATTTGATTTTGAGCAAAGAATTGCTCTTTAGTCAGAATGTCTTCTAATCCGCCAGTGGCCCCGTATTGCCCTTGCAATCTACTCATTGTTGGGGTGCGCAACTGAGTAATAACATCAGTAAGATCTGAGCCACCACCCATGTATGACGCAGACCCCACAGGGGCCGAGCCTGTTATTTGACCAGTACCTGAATCTCGCGGCATAGCTGCCTGAACAGCAGCTACTCGCTCATCTGGCCTTCCTATACCCGGTTCTGGCATTACTTTGTGATCCCTTTTACCTTTTCTACAGTTCTGAGACCGCCAAGACCCAACATACCCAACAGAACAGTCATCAGGCTGTCCATATCAAAGGTCGGTAGCTCCGGTATCTCTATCCCCAAGTATGAACATATGAACATTGTGACAGGGGCGAGAACAAAATGCCATGCCATAGCGAAAGAAAGACACCACCCAAGAAATGGACGCCACCCTGCAACGAATATAGACCTATGCTGCGCCTCTGCCTTATTGATCTCTATCTGACCCATGTTGGCTTCGTGCATCTGCTTTTCGGCCATAGTCGCTATTTCGTGAGCCAGCTTTGCTTTCTGATCCTTGTCCTCTATAAATTTGTCTAGAAGGCCCGTAACCGGTCCGATTAACGCCTGCAACATTACTTCTTCTCCTGCCTATTTGTGACTGTAGGGATGCAGGTATTCCGTGCTTGCCCCGCATCCCTACAGATCTCCCTGTTCTACTTGCCTTTGGCTATCCACGCGGTCGTCCCCATGTAGGCCCCCACGATACCAGCGCCTGAAATGTAGAATAATGACGAAATTTCTGAAAGAGCCTGTATTCTCTCTATAGAAACCCACGGGGTAAACATGGCAGCCGTGAAAAGCCCCATGCCTATCAGGGTGAATCTTGCCATTCTTAACTGAGCTAGGCTCTTTCTCAGGTCTCTCTCTGTTTCCTTTATTTCCTTAGCATGCTCAAGCTCTTCGTCTGTGACGACGCCATCACCATCCATATCATACTGAGCATATTTACTCTTATTTTGTAACTTTTTGTTTGACATGATGAGTAATGATTGTCCCCACATGTGAAAGTTACCTGTAACTTTACGTTACAATTTTAACAGTCCCACCGTCGTTGAACAATGCGCCAGTTTCTAAGCCGCTAGAGCTAGTGGGCAAATCCGTTAAAGTGATCTTTGTTGCCCTTAGCTCACCCGCTGTTCTTTCTTGTGATATGAATGTCTCCAACGCCCGAAGAAGGTCAGCCATGTACCTAACGTCATACTGTTGTGGCGCTTCTGGTAATCTGGGAGGGGGTAATTGCACCTGAGCCATTACTGTCTCCCGTCTACACGAGAATCGACACGAGGGCTACCCAACTTCCATTTTGTCCCGACTGCTGTGCTTTCTACCCTCAATGCAAACGCCCTGCCCCTAGATCTTAGATGCAACTGTTCTGTAAATGTCTCTACATCACCAGATACAGAGCCAATAGCTGTGCCGGAGTCTGTATTGTCAAATGTGGCACCGGGGAACCTTCTGGACTTTATGGTAAACACTGCTTGTGGGCTGCTTAAATTTGTAGACCCTATGAACGAAAGGTCAGGAATTATCCGTCTTATATAAGTGAACTTGTCTCCATCACCGATGTCTATGCCAGCGGACTCTATGAAAGATGTCATTGCAGAGCCGTCATCATCAAAACCAATTTCGTGATTGAAGATGTGCTGGCCCCCCGCAGCCATGGGGTTGGCCCTCGTGCCTCTATCTATCCACGCGGTTCTAGATAATGATCCAAAATACCAAATCTGCTCTGAATAATTGTAGGTCACATATCTGTCATTTTCTGTGGCGTTAGCAGAGGGGTAAAACCAGAATATCTCACTGAACTCTGAATTTATGCCCGATGTGACTTTGTCGGATTGTGACTTGTTAAAGTTTCCAAAGACCTTTTCTTTTACGGTGCATGGCAGTTGCTCGGTGCGACCTGAGTATACATAGAAGTTATCTATACCCATCCAATACACTACATCCTCTGTCGATACCGCTGAGTTTGGCCCCATGATTGTAATGTTAGATGCAAGCTGTGACAGACCAAACGTAAACGGGGGGCCGATAAACTGCATGGAGAACAGGGCGGTATCAGTCCAAACAAGTATTTCCCGCTTTGTCTCAACTGCTTGAACAAAGGTAGACCCAGCGCCAAGACGCAAATCGCCTGCGGTGTTAGTCGATGTTGGGAAAAAGTCGATTGGGTTTTCTTGGCTAGAAAAGCGTATTAGCAGGGGGTCTTGCACCCCATCACCCTGTGTAGCGCTTGAGCTTCCCCCCAAGCCATCTGCCCCAAACACGATAACGTGCCTGTCTTGATCGGACACAAGCACTTGCTTTGCCTTCTGCGGGACGCTTGTTTTTGTGCCAGTGCGTGTGGATAGTTCGACAGCGCGTGTGGACAGATTGTCCGTGCGGTCCCAGTAGAAGATGTTGCTGTCCCGTGCATTGATCAGCAGATCTTCACCGAAGTTGTCGTGTGACCACAGACGAATCTGTGTCGTGGTTGTCAGGCCACCAGATGCCGCATCACCCCAGCCAAAATAGTCGTTAGCTGCACTCGCATTGCCAGATATCAAAGTTACAGTAGCGCCGTTGGCGTGAGCAGCGGCTTCTGTGCCTGATTGTGCGCGTGTCACAGTAAGATCGTTAGTAGCGACGTTGGTGACTTTCAGTATCTCATTGTCGATCAGGATCAGGTCATTGGTAGCAATGCCTGTGCCACTTGTCACTGTCAGCGTGGTATCTGAATTAGAAAACTCGCCGCCTTCGTTAATCGTTGTTTCCAGTGCGCCTGCCGCCACGCCGCCGTATAGGCCTGCGCCCCAACCTGTACCACCAACCGTCGAGTCCAAACCGACGTTGATTTGATATGCGCCCACGGTGCTTGATCCGCCGTTGCCGCTGTCAGAAGAGTTAGCCGCCACACTAGCTGCAATCGTATAGCTGTTGGCGTTGATGATACTGACGATCTGATATTCTATATTTAGGATTGAAGCAGTGATGTTGCCACCCAACGAGACTGCACCAGAGAAGGTGACAAAGTCATTCTCGACCGCGCCGTGTGATGTGTCCGTGACAGTGAGGGTTGTGCTGCCATTCGTAGCAGCAAATGTCACATCGCCTGCGCTAGTGGTGGATCGAATTGGGGTGATGTCGTTAAAGCCGCCACCCTCTTCAATGTAATACTTGAGATGAGTGCCGACGCCTAGATAGTTTGAGCCGTCCAGCGCGATCCAATTATGTAGCGCACGAGCAGAGCCAAGATACGTTGATGACGATAATTTTTCCCAACCGCCTAGCTTTTCTGGGTAACCCATCCGAAAACGAATTTTGTCACAGTCACGCCAGCCACCCTCGTTAGAATACGAGGTGACTTCTTGGTTGATGCCGGGCCTAAATTGTAGCTTGGTTAGTGGCATTATGGCGTGGGCGTCCCCGGCGCATTGAACACATCCATGTTGATTGTGCCGGATGCTGGGACGTTAGTATTACCGTTGATGGCGTCATACCCAAGCACATAACTATTTGACGATGAGTCGTTTTTGACTTTGCGAGTTTGCCCCGCCGTATAAGATTGCGCCCCGCCCGTCGAGCCAGATGTTGTGGTAATAGTTACCGAGCTATTGTTAGTAAAGTCCACATCATGTGTTGTGACAGAAGCCCTGCGTCTCGTAGAAACGCTTACACCGCCACCAGCAGTGCCGACTGAGCTAGTTATCGTAAACGTACCCGCGCTGATGCTGCCCGAAAAAGTCAAATCACTACTGTCACCAGATTGATAAGCCGGTCCTCTGTAAAATTTTCCCTGTCCAGAGGCTACGGGACTGATGTTAATCACACCGCTTGTTGACCAACTACCAGTTGGATCAGGAGGATCATCCCCGCCTTGATGGTTTTGCCCACCTCCGCTTAAAATAAGCACAGAATCAGAGGCTAAAACAGTGTAAGTATCTGATATAGAGCTACCACCTGAATTGTTACTTACGCTGGTGCTTACCCTTGAAGTTATACTCCCGAGAGTACCGGTGAAAGCGCTGGTACTAGTCACGTCCGCAGTGAACTCGCCGATTGTTTGATCCGAAGTGCCACTGGTATTGGCTTGCGCCGTCACTTGTTCGCCGGGAACCTCACTTCCCCCGCGATAGTATTCCGACAAACTAATCGGGTT